ATGCACCGGATAAAATCTTAGTAACATCAAATGACGGAAACCAGATCGAAATACCACGTTCCGAATTTGTGCGTTTTAGCACCTATTCTCCGGGAAATCCGGGTGGGTATGTATCCCCTATTTCCGCTTTACGGCAGACCTTAGAAGAACAGATTCAAGCTGGAAGCTTCCGGCGGGAGTTGTGGAAATCCTCTGGACGGTTAAACGCTCAGATCATCAGGCCGAAAGATGTTAAACCTTGGGACGATGAAACAAGAAAGAAATGGGTAACTGCTTTCCGTGAAGCATGGGGGCCGGGTGGAAGTAAGGCCGGATCTATTCCGCTTCTTGAAGACGGAATGGAAATCAAACCTTTCTCAACATCATTCCGGGAACAGCAGTGGGCTGAATCCATTAAACTGAGCCGGGAAGCTGTGGCGGCGGCATACGGAATTAACCCCTCGCTGGTATGGCATACTGATACACAGACTTACGCAAGCTCTAAAGATAATGCAAGGGCATTATATGCGGAGTGTTTGGGGCCTGTGTTGCAAATGCTTCAGCAGAGAATAAACGCTTTCCTGCTTCCGATGATAGGAGCGGATGTGGGAACTTATGTTGAGTTCGATCTTAGCGAAAAGCTAAAAGGCAGTTTTGAAGAACGTGCAAGCATTCTTCAATCTTCTGTTGGTGGGCCTTGGATGACACGCAATGAAGCGAGAGCGGATAACAATCTTCCCCCGATTGAAGGAGGAGATGAGTTGATTGTTCCGTTAAATGTGGTAGCGGGTGGACAGGCAAGCCCACAAGATACACACATGGATACGTATTCCGGCTCAAGCTCCCTTAAAGAAATCCTTATCAAAGCAAATAGAGAAATATCAGTGAATGTTGCTCCGGGAGAAAATGAAATAGAAGCAATGCAGGAAGTTATATCCAAGTTCATTAAACGCCAATCAAAAAGCGTTCTCCCGAAGCTTGGAGCCAAGGCGGTAGAATGGTGGGATGCTGATAGATGGGATGAAGAACTGACAGAGGATCTAATTCCTATTATGCGGGAAATAGCAACAAATCATGGCTATTTGATGTCTGAAGCTTTGGGAACTAAGTTTTATGTTGATGAGATTGTTGATTATATCAAAAAGGCGGCTGAAGCCCGTTCCAAGATCATCAATGAAGAAACGCTCAAGAAGCTACAGGAAGCAATAGAACAGGCATTAGATGCTGAAGAGGACGCACGGACGGCGGCAGAACATGAATTCAGCAAACGTGAAGATGCTGATTCTTTGCTTTTGGGTTCCATGCTTGCAAAAACGCTAAGTGGTTTTGGAACAAAAGATGCAGTTAGACAGGCAAAAAATCAGGGATTTAGCAGGAAGGTTTATAAAGAATGGGTTACCGGGCCAAAGGCCCGTGATTCACATTCCGCTATGAACGGTCAGCGGGTTTTGATTGATGACAAATTCAGCAATGGTGCTGAATGGCCCGGAGATGACAACCTTTCGCCTGATGAATCTTGCGGATGTAACTGCTCAACAAGAGTGATTGTAGAATGAAGGTGATTGAATGAAGATCAAATGCGTAGATGTTGAATACAAAGATGCTGGAACCGGATCTATTGAAGGTTATGCATCCACATGGGTCAAAAAGCCTGACAGCTATGGTGATGTAGTTCGGAAGGGTGCTTTTACAGAAACACTTGAAAAAGATTGGAATGGTGGAAAAGGCATTCCTTTTCTCTGGTCGCATCAGATGGACAATCTTAATGCTTTTATTGGCACGGCTAATGCTGATGAAGACGATAACGGATTGCATTTTGTAGCTGTGTTTGATGATACGGAGGAAGCACAGAAGGTGCGGAATCTATACAAAGATGGTCGGTTGAGTAAGTTTAGCTTTGCCTTTGATGTTCTTGAAAATGGGGTTGTTACTCTTGAAGATGGAACCAAAGCTAACGAGCTTCGCAAACTGAAGCTTTACGAAATTTCCGCTGTTACAGTTCCGGCTAACGACACGGCAGAAATTGTGGATATTAAATCCGGCAAGCGTAACAGCAAGAAAGATGCTGATGCGCTGAAACAAGCTATAGCACTCATCCAGAGTGTTTTAGACGAAGAAGAACCTGATAATGAGGAGGACGATCCGAAAGCCAATGCTAATGCAGAGGAGCGGACGGAAAGCAACTCAGAAAAGGCGAACCTTCTGGAATACATTAAATCAATGGAGGTTAAGTAATCATGAGCATGAAAGAAGAGCTTGTAGCCTTGAAAGAGAAGCTTTCCGGGCTGAAAGAGCGCATTGAAGCGGATGATCAGGAAGCCATTAATGAGGGCATGACGCTTCAGAAGGAAATTGAAACCAAAGCCGCAGAAATTGAAGCGGCTGAGAAGAAAGCCAATCTGCTGAATGCAATTGGTAAGAAAGAAAGCGAGGAAGAAACGATGGAAGAGAAGAAAGCCCGGAATCTGGGTGAAAATTTTGTTGAGTTTGTGAAGAAGAGCAATCACGCTAAGAAGTTTGATATTTCCGCTCCCTCTTTTAAGGCGGCTACTGATACCCAGACTTCTCCCGCCGGGGCTGTTGATTTTGCTACTACTTTTGATCGCAATGTTGTGACTGCGGCCCGTACTCCTCTGGTTATTCGTGACCTGTTCGGCGCAGAACAGATTAGCGGTTCCACTCTGGTTTATCTGATCGAAGGTGCTATTCAAGGTGCACCCGCTGTTACATCTGAGGGCGGCGAGAAACCCCAGATTCACTTTGCTGATCCTACTCCAAAAACCGTTTCTCTGGCGAAGGTTGCTTGTCATATCAAGGAATCCGATGAATACATTAATGATTATCCGTTCCTTGCTTCTGCTATTAACGGACGGCTTCTGTATGAACTTGGTCTTGTTGAACAGGGCAAGCTTGTAACGGATCTGCTTGCGACTTCCGGCATTCAGACCGGAACTTATGCCGCCGCCGGAACCGCTACTGATATTGCGGATGCTATCCTGCAAGCGGCTATGGATGTCCAGAATCAGACGGGCTTTGCCGCTGATGCTGTTGTGATGAATCCTGCTGATTGGTATATTCTTCGGGTTGGCAAGCATGACGGCGTTTATTATGGTGGCGGCTATTTCGGCTCTCAGGATATCCCCAGCCTGTGGGGCATTCCTGTGACCGTATCCGCTTATGTGACTTCCGGCACCATCGTTGTCGGTGCTTTCAAAACTTGCGCTTCCGTAGTTAGCAATGGCGGTGTGAGTGTTGAAGCTGTCAACACCAATGAGGATGATTTCGTCAAAAACCTGATGACCATCCGTGCGGAAGAAAGGCTTGCTCTTGCGGTGCGCCGTCCCGCTGGCTTCAAGAAGCTGACCAAGGGTTCTTAATTAATAAACACGGGGGAGGGGCTTCCCTCCCCCAAATGTTTGAAAGGCGGTGAAAACCGATGCTGAAAAACTATCTCTTTAACGGAGCGCAATTCCAGTTTGAAGAGGGAGAACAGCCCAAAGGGGCGGTAGAATTGAATACGGTCAAGCCGTCTGAAAAGGCGGTTAAACCGGAAGATAAAGCGGTTAAGCCTTCCAACAAATCCCGGAAGGTGGGAACAAAATGAGCATGGTAACAACGTGGGGTTATATCATCAATGATGCGGACAAACTCCCCGACTTGCTAACACCTATAGAATATGATGCTATGACAGCAAATAAGTTTCTTGGAGATGGCAGAACACCAAAGGCCATATCTGCGGCATCATCTGCCATAAGGAATTTCTGTGGATGGCATATTTTCCCGGAAAAAGAGTGTGTTCTTTCTGAGAATATTCTATATGGGAACGGACGGATGAAACCCGTTGGAAGTGATCTATTGATTCAGCTTCCAGCTACATTTGTTACCGGAATATCCTCTATTATGATCGGCGTTAATGAACTACCTGATTTTGCTCTTGAAACTAACGGACTGTTGCACGTTTTTGATGTTCCACGAATTTTTATGAATCGTAAAACAAAAATAACGGTAACATATACCGCTGGATGCTCAGAAGATCAGATATCCGTTATTAAGGATATCATAGGGAATCAGGTATTGCATTCTATGTCAAACAGCATGGGGATTCAATCTGAAACGGCTGGCGGGGTATCTATTACCTATTCTGCTAATTATCAAAATGCCGCAAGAGCGAATCATATTACAGAAGACAGCAAGGAAGCGTTAACGCCGTATCGTGTACAGGGGGTGTTCTAATGCTCCCCACTTGGGCAAATGATATCGTGATTCGGTTAAGGCCCACTACAAAGGTGATTCGTGGTTCCAAAATTCCAGATTGGGAAAATCCAAATACCCTTGAAATTGGCGGTTGTTCCGTACAACCATCATCAACCATGCTTTCACAGGATGGAAGGATTCAAGGCATCACTGAGGGATACACTTGTTATCTTCCACCTTGTGCGGATGTTAAAGCGGGTGACAGGATTAAATATCGTGATGAGGTATATACCATTAACGGTCAACCTCAGATCTGGAACAGCCCTTCCGGCAAGGTAAGTTCTATGCAACTTAATCTTGAAAGGTGGTCGGGTTGATGGCAAGCCTTAAAATTCTGGAATGGAACCATGATGGATTCCAAAATATTCTCTGTTCACCGGAAATTGTTTCTCAGGTTGAAACCATTACAGAAGGAATCAAAGCACGGGCCAATGCTAACAACACCCGTGGTGGAACAGGGTTTGAATCGGCTACAAGGGTTGGTGAATCCTATAAGAGTCAACGTGCTATAGGGTTTGTATTTACCACGGATTATCAAAGCAAAGTCGCAGAAGCAGAAGATAAAGCATTAAGCAGGGCGGTGAAATGATGAATATTAAACGGTCAATTGATGTTGAGGAAGCTGTTAGAAACGCTTTAAAGGATCATTTGACGGCATATTGCAGACCGTTACCTGATGATTTCACCGTTCCTTCCATCCTTGTTAAACAGGTGGGCGGTGGTGATACGGACGAAATTGATGCTTTTGAAATTACTTTAGATTCACGGGCAAAGCATGAAGCGGAAGCCCTTGAATATCTGCGGAATGCTGTTGGAATCCTAAAAGCTAAAGCGGGTGGAGATGATACACCCATTCGTCACGTTACGGTAACATCCTCTGGTTCGTGGGGTGCTGATCCTGTTCGGCCTGATTTAGCAATGTGTTCTGCCCGGATGGTTGTTATAGCTCACTTGGAAGAAGTTACTATTTAATGGAGGTAAAGTCGAATGAAAGTTAATGTTGCTATCGGCAATGAAAATGCTACCGGGATGTTTTTTCATGCCCCGTATGATCCTGCATCCCCCAATACCATGCCTACCACGGGTGCCGCTGTGCTGGAACTTGTTGGTGCAAGCTCCTCATGGAAGATTGCGGGTGTTATCAGTGAGGATGGCCCCACATGGACTCCCTTTGGTTCTACTGAGTCTATCCGGCTTTGGGATCTGTCAGTAGCTCGGATGGTTGAAACCGAAAAGGGTTCCATGAGCATTCCTGTTATCAGCACTGATGAAGAGTCTATGAAGACTGTCTTTGGTGCTGATGCTGTTACCGCCACAACCAATGGTTTCACGGTTGATGCTTCTGATGGCCCGAAGGTTAAAGAAGAGTCCTTTGTGCTTTACGGCAAGGATGGAGAAGATAACCTGATTTGGACTTGTGCACATGGTATGGTTACTGAGGTTGCGGAAGTTGGTCTTACTCCGTCCGGTGCGCTGATCTGGAGCATCACTGTAACGGGTGGCTGGAAGTTTAGCAAGGATACTCCAGCTTAATTTTAAGAAAAAAGAGGAGTGAAAAACAATGGTTAAGAAATTCAAGCTGAACGGAAAACAGACAACCAACACACTTTCTGTTGAAATCGGCAGTAAAGTGTATAGTGTACCTCTTGCTAAATCCATAAAGCTGAAAGAGCTTCGGAACATGAAGGATGAAGAATCTATTTATGAGTTTTTCTCCAAGTACATTGATTCCGAAGTATTGGAAGATCTCACAGCAAACGAATATTCACAGATCGTTGATGCATGGGTTGAAGCAAACAAGGAAGCTGAAGGTATCTCCTTGGGGGAATAGTGGGCCTCGCTGAATATGTCGGGGCGCACAAACAAGCCGTTGAGCGTGATTTGCTTACACAAACTGGTTATACCTTGGAGGATGTCGGGCGCACTCTGTCGTGGAGTGCGCTCGGCTCTTTTTTGCATGAAGCTAAACCAGATTCTGCGATAGTAGCAGAAACAAATCCAGAAATATCAGAATGGTCAACCACATTTAAAACAAATGTGATACTTGCTGATATATACGATGTATTAAATTGGTTCCGGGTTTGCATGATGGCAAAGGGCGGTAAGCAAAGACCGCAAAAGCCGAATGAATATCCACGTTCTTGGAGGAAAACAAACAAAGCTTTCAAAACCGTGATGAAGGCTAAAGAATGGCTTAGTATGATCGGAGGTGGTAAAGATGGCACAAGGCGTTAGCAAAGCAACGGAAGTCGCAAAAGCTGTTGTTACGATTATACCATCTTTAGCGGGAGCGCAAAAAACAATATCAAAGGAACTAACTGGAGCAAGCGAACCCGCCGCCAATAGCGCAGGAAAGTCCTCCGGCGAAAAGTTCACATCAAGCCTTGGTAGTGCGCTGAAAAATGTTGGGAAAATAGCGGCAACAGCTTTTGCCGGAGTTAGTGCCGCTGTTGTTGGAGTAGCAAAAGAAGCGGTAGCATCATTTGCAGAATATGAACAGCTTGTAGGCGGTATTGATACTCTGTTCAAAGGTTCAAGCTCAACAATGCAACAGTATGCACAACAGGCATATATGACAGCCGGGGTATCTGCTAATCAGTATATGGAAACTGTGACAAGTTTCTCTGCTGGCCTGATTAAATCACTAAGCGGGGACACAGACAAAGCCGCACAGATAGCAGATATGGCTATGCAGGATATGTCCGATAACGCTAACAAAATGGGTACGGATATGTCTTCCATCCAAACTGCATATCAAGGTTTTGCAAAGCAAAATTACACCATGCTCGACAACCTCAAGTTGGGCTATGGCGGCACTAAAAGTGAAATGGAGCGGCTTTTAAAGGACGCTCAGAAGATCACAAAAGTTAAGTATGATATTA